CATTTCTATTTACAGTCAAATTATGAGTTGCAAAAGTTCCTTCTGCATCAATAAATTTTATTTGATCACCAATAGCTGCAGAGCTTGGTAAAGTTATAGCAACCGCTCCTCCATTAGTATCAACAAAAATATTGTCACCTGCTGATGCAGTATAATCAGATGTTTTCTTAATCCATGTTTCACCTAGACCAGCTAGAGTAAAAATATCATACCAATTTGTGCCGTCAGTAGAAACTAATCTATACTTACCATTTGATATTGTAACAGTATTTCCAGTAGCTCCTAATCTTGCTGTAACATCAGCTCCACCTGAGATATTATTGTAAAGTCCGTAAGTTTTTTGTGTAGCTGGAAACTGCACTATGTGAGTAGTAGAAATAGTTCCAGAAAAAATTATTTGGTTTTGTCTTGCTTCATTGTTTGCTTGAGATTGTGGACCATCTGCGTTTGTTAAAGTTGTGGGTCCTGTGCCAGAAAGAGTTTTTGCATAAACGCCTGCTATTGCAAATTCGAAAACTTGAGAAAAGTTATTGTTTGTAATAGTACCCCAAGTTCCTGAATTTTCTCCAGTCGTTTGTAGCTCTATTCTTAAACCTGTCGAATATGTTGAACTCATTTAATCTCCTAATTTAAAATTTAATGATTATTTCAAAGTTTGTCAAAACTTTTATGCAGCTTTATGAACTTCAGTCCAACTTATATCGCTGTTTGAGTCATCAACAAGAGACCAGAAAGTGCCTTGTAAATTACCAGTGTTACTTGTAGCAGAAACTCCTGTTATTGTAAAGCTTACATCTGTTCTAATATTTAAGGTTCCAATGCTTGAAGTGACTGATACACTTGGAGCTTCATAACTTGTTTCTTGAGTTTCATCCCCAAGACTCAATGTTATTCCAATACCTGTAACAAATACAGACGTACCAGCCGTTCCCACCGCTGAGGTCATTGCG